AAACACACAAATTAGTTTATAGAATAGAATCTATTTTACAAGACAAAGAAATGACTTGTAGGCAGATAATGGATGAATTAAATAAAGAAAATTCAAGGAAGCGCAATTCTTCCAATAGGTCATATTCATTTACCTCAAATCAAATTGCACAACTACTTAGAAATAAAAGATTTGAAAAGATTGGAAAATGTAAAAATAAAGATGTTAATATATGGAGGAATAAAAATGTTATGGACAGAAAAATACAGACCAAATAAGTTAAATGACTTAATAGGACAAGAACACTTTACTTTAGATGCTAAAACATGGATAGATGAAAGAAACATGCCTAATGTTTTAATTCATGGAAATCCCGGAAATGGGAAAACAAGTGCTTCTTTAGTATTAGCCAAAGAAATACTCGGTGAATCTTTTATTGATAATTATATTGAAGTGAATGCTTCCGATGATAGAAGATTAGAAACAGTAAGAACAACAATAAAGAATATTGCTCAAAGTGCAACAATAGGTGATGCACCATTTAGAATCGTATTATTAGATGAAATGGATGGAATGACTAATGATGCTCAAAATGCATTAAAAAGAATTATGGAAAGATATGCAAGTAATATAAGATTTATTATTACTTGTAATGATAGAAATAAGATTATTTTTGCATTACAAAGTAGATGTGCTAACTATCATTTTAAGCCATTGACTAATGAATCAGTATTGGAAGTAATACAATCAATCCTTCAAAAAGAAGGTATAACTCGTTTTGAAACCAATGATTTGAACTCCTTTATATATGCTATGAACGGTGATATGCGGAGGGCGATTACTGAATTACAGGCGGCTAAAGCAAGTGATTCTTCCCTCAAGGCACAGGTGGATAACAGTTTAGATGAATATAGCAAAATACTAATGAAAATAATTGATAAACAGGCAGATTCTTTACAGGCAATACATAACTTACTTTACGATGGATATACTATCCGTGAAATTTGTATTGGCTTGCATGACGCAGTATTAATTGCTGAATTAGATAGCAATTTGAAATTTAAAGTCCTTAGAACGATAGGAGAAAGTGAATGGCGTTCAACCACTATGACTCCTAAAGTATTAGCCTCATGGTTAATTGGCCAACTATCATAGAATTGAACAAAACAAAACAAAAAAACAAAAAATAGGAAAGTGAAAAATATGAATGAAGATATGAAAGCAGAAGTGATTAAAAGCGCACAATATATTGGTTTGAGCGAAGAAGAAGCGTTAGCAAAATTCGTTGAAGTTTGCGAAGAAAACGGAATTGAAACAACCGCCCCAATTGCTAAAGGTGTATGGAGAAACTATGTTGCGAATGTTAGAAGAACCCAAGAGGGAGATTCAAATAATAACAATAACAACAGTAATGATTCTTTTTACAAGGCAGCATTTGGATTCTTTGTTGCTTTAGAAGAACCAAGAGATATGATGGCGTGGAACAGAATGAAAGCAAAAGAAGAGTTTATGCGTGATGCTGATAATGCCCTTGAAAAAGGAATTGTAGCAATAGCAAATGAAAATGCTTTAGGTAAGTGGGTTATTTCCCGTTATCAACATGGAGAATATGAAGAGAAAACCATTTCATCTCTACCTGCGGGAGCAGAAGAAACAGAAGATGGCCGATATTATATTCCTTTAGATAACACACCCGTTTATATGAATGGCGGAAAGAATGCACAATACGGAAAACCACTACCACCACAACAAATGAGAAGAAGCGGAGTATTTTACGGTTCTATTGGAACAAGTGAAATGAAACCTTATTTCTTCTCTTATAAGAATCAAGGCGGAGTAGATTTTGCACCTAATACATTTGAATGGGTGCATTTCCTTTGTGTTGCTAATGATGCCGGAACAGATATTTATGGGGCTAAAGATTTAACAGTTAATAGTCTTTCATTGAATAGTGAAATGAGTCCGGACAATGAATTATTTAGAGATATGTCTAACTTTGACTTTGAAGATTGTCTAAGAAATAACTTTGGTTCTCATCTAACTCCACTTATGGAATTAGATAGAGCGCATATTCAAAGACAGGAATTACCTTCTAAAGAAAGATATGTAATTACTGATGGAACAGTAACTAATATGAACATGACTCCAACAAAGAACGGTAATAGAATTATCAATATAACAGATATTGATTATGAATTGGATTATTCCGATGGTTCAGGAATTGTAACTTGTTGGATTCCTCCACATTTGAATATTGATTTCGGTATTCAATCATCAGTTATTATTGTTGGCCGAACAAGCCAAAGAACAACCGATGAAGGAGTTGAACCAACAACAATTAATGCTTCGGGTATTTATTGCACCTTAAAGCATGGTTCAGCCGTTGAAGTTTCACAACCCGTTGAGGATAACTTTGATTGGTTTTGATTGATATTCCGGTTATTCCCCCGTAGAAATGTCGTGAGGTTTTATATTGGCCTCCATAGTTTGCGGTATGATGTGTTGGCGACATTACAGATTTCATGTTGGGATTAATGGATAACAAGTGTAAGTATGAACTTGTGGAAGCAATTGATACTCGGATAGGTGCAAAGCCTATATTTAAGAGGAATTAATATGATAAAGATATTTAAAAATGCATTAAAAACAGATAGAGCGTTTATTCATTACGACAAAATCCAACATATTTCTTGGAGTCGCACTTTGAACCGAATGGAACTAAAGGTTCATTCGGGCGCAGGTGTGATTATTCAAAGTGTGGAAGTTGAAGAACTTGAAGAGTTTTTAAATTCTTATGTTCGTGATTGGTTAGGAATAGGGGGATTTACCTATGAATGAATTAAAAGAAGATAAGTATTTAATAAAGACTAATAGTTATATGATTGACTTGTCCAAAGTAGATTTTATTACTTGGAAAGAAAATGATAAGAAAGAAAATACCTATTGGGCTAAGTTCCATATTGGAACTAAAGAAGCAAGATATGTTTGTAATGGTATTGAGGAATTAAGAACAGTATTGGAAACATGGTCTAAACTTAATGGAAAGAAAGTAGAAATAGAAGATGAAGATATAATAGAGGAATGGTGATATAATGAGTTTAACAAGTAAGAATAAACAACCAGCAGTAGCGAATGAAATGATAGAAAACCAAAGAGTTGTCGCATTTCAGGATAAATTGAAAAAACAAACAGAAGGTAGATTAGCAAGAAGTAGTCGTTTAGTCTGTGGTATTTGGGGAGAACCTAAAACAGTCAAAAGCGGATTAGCACTTGATTTTCCTAATAAACAAATATATGTTTTAGATTGGGATAATGGTTGCGAACCGACATGGAGACAAAATCATGAAATGACCGACAGGATTACTTTATGGAATCCCGAAGTAAGAAACCAAAATGGCGAATTAGATATTCAAAAGTCGGAAGCAAATTCCGAAGATTTTGTTCTATTCGTTAAGTCTAAAATAGCAGAAGGAGAAGATGTTTTGTTTGTATTTGACGGAGTAGATAAGTGGCTTGATTGTTGCACATTAAATGTAACTGGAAGTTCTAAAATTGGCAAACCACAAAAGATGAAATTTGAATGGGGCAAAAGAAATGCACCATTTTATTCTCTATTGATGATGTGTAAGAATTTAGATTGCGACCAAATTTACATTACTCATGCTAAAGCAGATTATGGAGCAACAGGAGAAGTAATTGGTTCTAAACCTAATTGGCACAATTGGGGAGATTATATGTTCCAAATCATTTCAACAAGAAGAACTCGCAAGAAAAACGATGTAGTGTATAAGGCTGAATTACTAAGTAGTAAAACTAATACTGCGCTTGTCGGTAAAACTTGGGAATCATTAACTGTCGGAACAGGTAAAGTTTCATGGACAGGTATTCCTGAATTGCGAGAGGGATTGATTTGAAATTTACAATTGAAGCAAATAAACTAAAGAACGGATTAGAGAGGGTTCAAGTTAAAGGAAAAGGAACAACCAATAATGGATTTGGTAATACTAATCTTGGAGCATACGCTCTCTTAGAAGTTAAGGATAATATTTTGAGCATTTGGAACGGAAACCAAACTTTCTTTGTATCGCTAACTATTCCATTAGAAGGTGAATCCGAAGAAGGCGTTTGCTGTCTTGATAGCGCAAATGTCCTTCCTTATTTGAAATCATTCTCTAATGAGATAACATTTGCAGTTGGCGATTTTATTACTATTACAAGTGGTGATTCAAAGAAGGCATCAATACCTTTAGTTGTTAATCACCCTCAAATTCAACCATTGACAAGAATTAAGGGAATGCTAAGTCATGTTAGATATGAAGTAAATCCTAACAGATTATGGACTTTCGGCAAAGGACAATTTGAAACTGCATTTACTATTACACACGCACAATTACAGAATGCACTTAAAGCGTGTGAATTGGTTAAGAGTGGCATATACAAGTTAGATAAGAATGAAACAATAACACTTTCAACAAGACAAAGCATTACTAACAAGTATGAAGAAACGCTAACTCCGTTGTTTATTACTAATCCAAATGAAGGAGCAACGGTTGAGTTTAGTAGTCCTCTTTATGCTTTCTTTGAGAAAGACCAAATGCTAAACATATACATGAAAGATGAATTTCCGCTTTTGATAGTGGCTAATGATAGAATACTATTGAAAGCACCACATATAGGTGCGTGAATATTAATGATAATAAGTAAGATGAATGATGGTAAAAGAATCTATAAATCTTGGAGAGAGAACGGTGAAAAGAAGTTTGAAATGGTGGAAGTTAAACCTTATTTTTATGTTAAAGAAGATGAGAAAGAACCTTCCAAGTATAAGGCATCAAAGTATATTGATAGAGACTTTGAGTATATTCGTGGTGATTGGGTTAATATTGATAATGAGCCGTTGAAGAAAGTTGTAGTTGATACTTCTTTTGATATTAAAAAGGCTAAAGATATGTTCAAGAAAACCTATGAGGCTGATGTGCCTTTTCACTTTAGATATGCGGTTGATGAAATAAAAGAAATGCCGGAGTATAATATGCGTAAATGGTATTGGGATATGGAATGGCAACAAGGCGGAGAACATCATGATGAAATTACTACCATTGTAGTGTATGATAATTATGATAAGCAATACTATCAATGGGCGTGGTTTCCTAAAGATAATGTTCTATGTGATTCAGCACATCAGTATTTTTTTACTAATGAAAAAGATATGCTTGAAAACTTTATGACAACTATGGTTGTAAAAGACCCCGATATGTTAATTGCATGGTTCGGTCATTTTGCAGATATTCCTAAGTTATTAGAAAGAACCTGCGCTCTTGGTCTTAATCCACAAATAATGTCGCCAACAGGACACATTAAAGGTATTAAGAAAAAGAAAGATAGTTTTTCCTTTGCTTATGGTGAAAAGGGCTTTAGTCCTATTGAACAACCTATTAATGGAAGAATTACTTTATCTTTAGATTTAGCATTTGAAAGACAATGGAATGATTCACAAAGAGGAACATTACCTTCTTTGTCTCTTAATTATATTGGTGAAACAGTTTTGAACAAGAACAAACTCGTCTCGGAGAAGTTTCCCGACACAAATGAATTTTATCGTAGGGCTTGGTTGGAAGATACAGAAACTTATCTTGATTATGCTTTACAAGATGTAAAGTTGATAGTTGAGATAGATGAAATGAATTATTGTAGTGAAGCAATACTATCACTACAAAGATTACTAAAAGCACCATTTGATGCTTGTTTCTATGCTTCTCATATGGGAAGTATTTACTTTATGAGAAATGCTTGGTGGAAATGTAAGACCGGAAGTAAAGTAGAGAAAAGAGAAACTTATG